GGCGAACGACTGGAACGGGCTCCAGGAAGCCTACATCGCCAAGATTTCGGATCCGAACTACAAGCGCCTACAACTGCTCGAGCAGAAAGAGCGCGAGCGCGAGCAACAGGCCGAGCAGCAACGCATCCAGCAACAGCGCCAGCTTCAGGCGCAGCAGCACGCGGCCGCGCTGGAGACGCACCGGGCGAACCTGTCCGCCCAGATGCAGAAATCGACCGACCCGCTCGTGCGCGAGCTCCACGATGACCCGCAGTTCATTCACGCGGTGATCGAGGTGCAGCGCCAGAACTGGGACGGGTCCTCGACCGTGAGCCCCGAGAAGGCCATCAAGATCGCCGCCCAGGGATTCGCCGCGCCGCTCGAGAAGCACATGCGCGGGCTCTACGAGAAGCTCCAGCGCGCGTTCGGTGCAACTCCGGCGCAAGCCGCGGCAGTCGTGCAAGCCGTCGCCCCTACCGCGGCCGCGCCCGTCGCTGTCCCCGCCGCCGCGAAAGGAAAGACCAACCGGACCGGAGTTGTACCGACCGCTCCAGACGTTGCCAGCGCGCCGAAAGTGTTCGCGACGAAGAAAGAAAAGGATGCCGAGTTCAGTCGGCGCCTGCGCGAAGCCATCAACGAAGAGAACCTCGGTATCGCGAGCGACGGATAACGTAATCGATTGAGATGCGATATCACACGACGCGCGTGCAATGTTTTCTGCTTGCCCGTTCCGTGTAATGGCGTAGCATAATTGTAAGTCGCCCGGCCGACTCTAAATTGTCGAGGTCATTGTGGACGGTTCCACAATGGCAGTTGGCCCGGGCCATCAAAGTCCCCCGAGTAACCGCGAGCAATCGCGACCTGTACTCGGAGATTTTCACATGCTGCACATTGCTACTGACGACTTGGGAGGCGTCGGCGATATCCAGTTCCGAAGCCCCAACGTCTGCGACGGCTCGACTCTCACCACTTTCGCTGCTCTCCTGAAGCACCGCTACATCGACTCGTCGATGGTGCAGGAGCTCGCGTATCCCGAAAACCCGTTCTTGGCCATGGTCGAGAAAAAGGGCGACACGGGCATGGTCGGCGACCAGATGCAGGTACCGATCTTCTCGGCGAACCCGCAAGGCACCGGCGGCGTGTTCAGCACGGCCCAAACGAACGCGAACAACGTCGCGGCTTCCGTTTTCGGCATCGTGGCTGGCGACTACTTCGGCGTCGTGCAAATCGGCGACAAGGTTCTGCAGGCTTCGCGCACGAATCAAGGCGCGTACCTCGAGAACAAAAAGGTGGAAATCGACGGCCTCTACGAGACGGCCGGCGAAAACCTTTCGATCTACTCCTGGGGCAACGGCGGGCAGGCGATCGGCCAGGTCGGTGTCATCCAGAACACAAACGACATCGTCCTGGTAGCACCGGAGTCGGTGAGCCAGTTCGAAGTCGGCATGGTCGTGACCGCGTCCGGCAACGATGGTTCCGACCCGACGCACACTCAGCGCGTGGGCTCCGCAACGGTCTCGGCCGTCAATCGCGGGCTCGGTCTCATCACGCTGAACACCGTAGCCGGCATCACGTCGCTCACCGCGAACGACTTCCTGTTTCGTCAGTCGGACTTCTTCGGCGACCAGGGCATCACCATCATCAAGGGAGTTCAGGCGTTCATCACGTCGACCGATGCGCCGCCCGCGCTTTGGGGTGTGTCTGCCGCGACGCGCGCGACGGACCCGCAACGGTTCGCCGGCTGCCGCGTTGCTGCGGCCAGCGTGCTCGGCAAGACGTTCGAAGAGCGCATCAAGATTCTGCTCGCGCAGATGACGGGTCGCTTCAAGGCGAAGGCCCCCACTGCCGGCTGGATGAACCCCGAGGACTTCCAGGTGCTCGAGACGCTCATGCAGGCACGCGGCCTCCGCGCGCTCGAAGACGACTCGACGCAGTTCGGCTTCATGAAGATCGACATCATGACCGCGGCCGGTCGGATCCCGATTTACACCGACCGCCACGTGCCGCGCGGGAACTTCTTCGCGCTGCGCATGGAAGACTGGTGGATTTCTTCCATGGGCGAGCTGCTTCACCCGCAAACCGGTGACGGGCTCGAGATTCTCCGTCGCGCCACCTCCACGGACTACGAGTTCCGACTCCTGTCCTACCCCCTGCTGGCTTGCCGCGCGCCGAAAAACTCGGGTCGCATCTCGCTGGTCTAAGGAGCTCCGATGCCGGCTGGATTTGATCAAAACGGACAGTTCCCGCTCAACATGGTGGGCCCTCGCGGTGAGGGCGCATTCCTGGGGCTGGAACGCATGTTTTTCCAAGGGCAGACCGGACTCGTCTCGACGATGTACGGTGTGCCCAACACGACGGCCACGCGCACGGCGACGGGGGTGTACACGATTCAGCACCCCTCGTGCGTCGAGGCCGACATCATCCCGACCGTGCAGGCCCCGTCGGGCATGTACTTCCAGGCCAACATCGTGTCGCACAACGCAAAGAGCGGTGTCGCCGTGATGCACCTGTTCAACGAATCGCCGAATCAAACCGGCGCGGCGTCTGGGTTCGGGCAGCTCATCAATCCGCCAACGGGAACGCAGGTCAAGCTGCAGTTCTACGTCAACCCCTACGGGAACTTCTGATCCCATGGCTGGCGACGGACTGCATTACGATGGCGGCGGCGACGAGGCGGAAAGCTCGGGCGAGGAATCGTCCGAGTACATGCAAGCCGCGAAGGAGGCCTTTCCCGACGAGGACTGGACTCCCGAGCGGGTCGACGCACTGAAGGCACTCATCAAGCTCTGCATGGGCGGGTCCGATGCCGACGACGCGGGCGCGAGCGACGACAAGCACAAGGCCACGCTGGCGATGATTTTTGGCGGCAAGCCGAAGTGAAGTGAGACCTGAGTGAGCCGGACCGTAACCCTCCTACAACTCCGTACGGACATCGCTGCCCAAGCGGATATTGTGGGAGGCACGGCCCGGTACACGACGGCGATACTGAATCGATTCATCAACCAGTCGATTCAGCGGTTTCGCGAAAAGCTGTCCAGCGAAGGCGCGCAGCACTACCTGGTTTCGACGAATGGGACGCTTGGCATTGGCGCGACGAGCCCGTACCCGTTCTACGTACTCGACCTGTCTGCCGTATCCCCGAGCATCGTCCGGACGTACGGCGTCGATGTCACACTGAACGGCAACATCATCAAGAGCATCTCGCATGTTCCTTTTGCCTCTCGCACGGATTACGGCGGGTCCGTAGTCACCGGCGAGCCGCGCGCGTGGGCGCACATCAACACGCGCAAGCTGGCGATCCTGCCCGCGCCGAACCATGCGTACCCGTACGTCGCCTGGTACCTGCCCGTGCTCGCTGACCTGTCCGCCGACGGTGACACGTTCGACGGCGTGGCGGGCTGGGAGGATTTCATCGTCTGGGACGTGGTCGCCAGGCTCATCGTGCGCGACCAGTACATGACGGCTTTCCAAACGGCGAGCGCATACAAGAACGAGCTCTGGGCAGACATCCTGCGCAACGCGACGCGCGTGACCAGCGCGGGCGGCGCGACCGTAGCCCGGGACTCGATGGGCGACCGCGGAGCCTTCGACAACTGGCGCCGCAACCGACATCTCCCGCCTCCATGAGCCGACAATGGGAGCAAAAGTCGACATCCCTCAGGTATTCACCCCGAGCGACCCCGTCGCGCTCAAGCGCGATTTGGAGCGGTTTGCGCAAGGGTTTTACCGGTACACACAGGACGTGCCCAAGACGACACTGCCCGCGCCAACCGCGGCGCCAGTGGGCATCCTGGCATTTGGCTGCGTGACGCGGGTGTCGCTGCGCGCCGGCGACTCACTTGTTTTGCAGCTTCCCCAGGTCGACGTTCAAAACGGCGGAAAAATCCTCTACATCAAGCGCGAGACGAACACCGGTAGCTGCTCGATTCGCGGTGTCGGGGCACTGCTGAACGGGCGCACGAAGCAGCTGCTCCCGGCTCTGCCAGGGCTTTACAGCGTTTTCTTCGACGGGGCAAACTACTACTCGACGCAGCCGCTTGCTGTGGACTGGGGCGGCTGATGCGCTCCACTGAGGACAAGCTGATCCACATTCCGATGACAGTCGGGATGAATCAGAGTGTATCGACGCGGCTAGCGCCGACCGGAACGTTCGACCTCGTGCAGAACTGCCGCACATCAGGCAATGGCGTGCTCGAGAAGCGCCCGGGGACGACCGCGCTGAGCCTCACGACTGCGAATAGCCCGACGCATGCGCTTGCTGGTGACACGAGCGGCACGAATCGCGAGGCGCCGTGCTTTGCGTGCCAAGTGCAGGCCTCGCTCATGGTCGGAAACAGCTACGGCGACGCCTTTGCGTTCTCTACTGTGTGGCAGTTCCAGGGTCGATTCTCGACATGCTTGCCGGTGCGGAAGCGGTACGGGCTGGCCGTCGATGACACGATGGGTTTTGTCGGTATCGGCAACGGATTCGGGAGGACTCCGCCGGATTCCGTTGTGACACAGTCGGGGTACATCGGAGTCTGTGCGCTCACGTTCGCTGGAAACCTCCACTTTTACATCGAGGACCCGAACGGTGTCCGCATCTACTACCTGAATGGGGACGTAGCTGTTCGCACGCGGGCCAGGCTCGTTGCGCAGGGCGACACGATCTATCTGATCCAACAAGTTGGCACCATCCTCTCTATCCTGGATTTTACGATATCGGCTGGCACGGTATCGACGCCAGCGGTGACTGCGATTGGTGGGCTATCTTCCGCCACGGCGTTTTGGGATGTGTCAGCTTTCGACTCGCAGACCAGGTGGCATCTGGCTCTCCAGACTGCAGCGGCGGTCGTTACGCTCATCGAAATCAGTGGAACTACGGCTTCCGGAACCACGACGTTCGCGTGTACAGGAGAGGTGCCGCTAACGCTTTGGGCCGACCCCGCTCAGCAGCAGCTATGGGTCGGGTTCTATGATGATCCGGTAGCGACTGGCAACGTGAAATACTCCGTATGGTCAATCCCTGGGTTGGGATCGATCACCGCGGTTAAGGCCGCTACGATCCTGAAAACTGGGCTATTCCTTGGGCCTCCGATGTTCGGTCGCTATCGAGGCGTTGCGGCGAACACGACGAAGAAGGCTTTCTACTGCTTCAAGCAGCTGCTCATCGGTGGGGCCAACACCGCGGCGACATGGGTCGGCGCTGCATTTGGGAGCGCGACTGCGCCGACGACACCGGTTGCCTGCTGGCACGTCGTACCGATCTCGAAGCCGGACAATTTCAACCGGGTCTGGTGCATCATCAATTCCACGACGGGTATATTGGCTAGCAATCAGCTGCTGACTCGAGCGGTATTGCTTCGGTTCGCCGATGAGACGCTGAAAGCCACGCCGACTATAGAGTTGTCCGGGCCAAATACGCCGATGCCGCCGCAGGACATTGTCTCTGACTACGCCTTTTTCTCGACGATCGCGGTGCCGCTAGCAGGAGGTGTCCCGCGGAACTACTTCGCTCTGCCCACGCTTATTCAACAGTTCTACGGATTGCAGGCCATCTCAAAAATCGACGTGTACGAATACACGACTGCCGACCAGGAGCCACATCGCCAGACCACGCGCTTCGGTGTGACGACGACGGTTGCCGGGCAGCCCGTCGAGTTTTGGGGGCAATCAGTCTCGACGATCGACAACGCTAGCACCTCGGGAAACGCCGGCGCCTTTGCTGGCGGCGCTTCCGAGATTGGTTTCCCGCACGCGCCGATCATCTTTTCGATCACCAAGAGCAACACGGGCGCCGGGTTCCAGGCAATCGGAACGCGCAGTTGGCGGGTCACATTCGAATGGGTCGACATGTACGGGCGCCGTCATCAGTCTGCCCCGTCCGCTCCGGTTTCGTCGACGAGCGACGCCTCACACGTCTCGGCCACGCTAGTCATCAGCACGACCGACATCACGCAGCGACAGTCTTCGAACACGAGACTGCGCGTCTGCTTGAAGATTTACCGGACCGTCGCGGGCGGCACCGAATACCACGAGTGCGCGACGACGGCGGTAGCGTTCGACCAGAGCTCGGGACTCATCACGTTCATCGATTTCGAGTCAGACGACAACATCGCGCAAAACGGGTTCCTCTACACGGATGGCGGCGTGCTCGACGACACGCTTGCGCCGAGTTGCCGGTTCACGTGCAAGTCAGAGGATCGTATGTGGTTCGGCGGGCTTTGGGACGCGAACATCATCCAGTGTTCAAAGGTGATCGTGCCCGGTGAGCCGATTCAGTGCACCGACGATTTCTCGCACCAGGTGCAGCTCCCGGCACCGTGTACCGGGCTCGCGTACATGGATGGGAACGTGGTCGCGTTCACGACGGACGGCATCTACCTGGTCGGCGGTGACGGCCCGAATGACCAGGGCGCAGGCTCCTTCCCGCCTCCGCGCTGCCTCACCCGCTCGGTTTCCTGCGTCGACTACCGGTCGGTCGTCGAAACGAATCTAGGCGTCATGTTCCAGGCGAATATCGGCCTTTATTTGCTGCCTCGTGGGTTCGGACCGGCGCAGTACGTTGGGGTCGGTGTCCAGGACGAAATGACGCCGACCACTGCGGACACGAACGCGACCGTGTACGGGGCGATCTCGCACGTCACGCGCGGCAATCATCTGGCGCGATTCCTGGTCACAAAGGACAGCGGGCCGCCGTTCGTCCTGACCTATGATCTGGACTCTAGCCAGTGGTTCAAGGACACCTTTGGTGGGGTCACGATCCGCGAGATCGGGGCGTACGATTCGCAGGACCCGAACACTGGCATCAAGGGCGCCGTTCTTATCAGGGGTGAACTGACGAATAGTATCGATGGAGTGTTTGTCGAGTCGACCGCGGCTATCAACGACGCCAGCGGAACGCTCGCCATAACGCAAGAGGCACGCACGGCGTGGATTCACCCGTTCGGGCTCGGCGGATTCGGGAAGGTCAATTGCATCTTGTTTGCCGTCGAGGCAACCGACAGTTCTCAGGACCTGCAAATCCTCGTTCAAACCGACGCGAATACCCAACAGTCATGCGGCTGGACGATTACCACATCGGGCAGCGTTTCGTACCGGATGTACGTGATCGGAGATAGCCGGGCTTGCTCGGCGGTTCAGGTCTCGATTTTCGGCGTTCCACCCGCCGCGGGGACAGCTGGGGGCTTCAAGTTCATTTCGTGCACGCTCGAAGTCGAGCCGACCGCGGGCATTCGGCTGCTTTCTGATGCGGAGAAAAACTGATGACGCGACAGATGAACGACGACGGCACCTGGTTCGACGACGGCCAGGGCGGCGGTACCAATGCGGCGCCCGTGCCAGCCACGCCGGGCGCGACGCCAACCAATGCAGATGGGTCCACTGCGGGATCCGACGTATTCGCCGGGTCCACGTTTGGCGGCGACGCGAATGTTGGCGGGACCGACCTCGCGAACTGGTCGAAGGAGACGGACCCTCGCGACTTCATGTATGGGCGCGACCCGAACTACGCAGTAAATTCTGCTGCGGCGGAGCGGGCGAATGCAAAGGCGGCCCAGGACGACCTGTACAAGCAGGCCGGTAACGCCATCAACACAGGCGCCCAGATGGGCCAGCAGATCGGCGGCTACGCTCAGCAGGCTGGGCAGCAGATCAGCGGGTACGGGCAGCAGGTCGGTAGCACGCTCGGCGGAATGGCGCAGACCGCATTCGGCCAAGGGAGCGCGATGCAGAATCGCGCCGGTCCTACCGCGGACTACCAGGGAGCCAACTCCGTTTACCAGGTCGCGAAGAACGACGCGAGCCAGCTGGCGAACATGCAGCAGGGGCCTTCGCAGGCGCAGGCTCAGCTGCAGTCCGGACTGAACCAGGCGCAGGCATCGAATCTGGCGCTTGCGCGGTCCGGGCGCGGCTTCGGCGGGTCGGCGTCGGCGCTGACACAGGCCGTCGGGCAAAACGCGGCAGCGGGGCAGCAGGCGGCCAACACGAGCGCGCAGCTTTCGGCGCAGGAGCAGCAGGCCTGGAACGCGCAGCACGCATCGAATCTCGCCAACGCGGCGGGCATCAGCACCAACGTCGGCGGCGCCATGCAGCAGCAGGGTCTTTCGCAGGCGCAGCTGCAGCAGCAAACGATCGCGCAAAACGATGCTGCGCAGCAGGCGCTCATGGGGCAGGGGCTACAGGCCTACAATGCCGCCGGGCAGCTCGGGTTGTCCGGCCTCACCAGCGGCGGGCAGCTGGGCGTAACCGGGCTCACGTCGGGAGCGGGAATCACTCAGGCTGGGCAAACCCTTGGCATGCAGGGCAGCCAGGCAGCCACGGGCGCGTACGCGCAGGGCGAGCAGATGGCCGGTATTAACATGTCGGCGCAGCAGCAGGCGGACCTGAACCGCGAGCAGGGACTACTGCAGAACCGGGGCATCGACGCGGGCGTTGCGCTGAGCAATCAGGCGGCGGTCAACTCGGGATGGGGAACCGCGGCAAGCACGGCGGCGGCGATCGGCGGAGTTGGGCTCGCTGCCGCCTCCGATGCCACGGCGAAAACCGGAATCAAGCCACTCGACGCTGGACCCGGCCAACCGCAACAGCCGCAGCAACCAACACCGGTCGCAAGCAGTGCCCCGCCGCCGCAAGCCCCGAAGGCGCCATCATTGGTCGGCCCCGCGCTTCAAGCGGGCGGCGCGCTCGCGGGCGGCGCAATCGGTACTGTGATCGCCCCTGGTGCGGGTACGGCAATCGGCGGCATCGCCGGATCGGCACTGGGGAAGCTCGCGGGCGGGCTCCTGTCGAGCGACATCCACACCAAAGCCGACGCGGCACCGCTTGACGCCGGCGCACCGGGCGGAATGGGCGCGTACGGCCAGGTGAACCCAACCGGTTCAACGCAGGCCGGCGCTTCGAATGCATTCAGCGCTGGGCGCGACGCAGCGGCAAAATCCGAGATGAGAGCGGGCGCCGATGCCGACCTGAAGGCACAAGCGAAGGGCGCAGCGATTCAAAGCATGCTTGGCAGCGCGTCGCAAAGCCTGAAGGGGTTCGGCGCGGGCGGCGGAACCGGCACGCTCGACGAGTTTTCGGCAATGGGGCACCCGCAGCAGGCTCCTGCTTACGGTATGCAGCCGATGCAGGCCTGGGGGCAAATGCAGCCGGGCATGGTCACGTCGGACGAGCACAGCAAGACTGCGATTCGCGCACTGGCCAAGGAGAACCGCGCGCTCAAGGCGGCTGCTTCCGGCGACGGGCCTACGCCCGAGATGCTGAACCAAGCCGCCGCAGACCAGGACGCCTACTACGGAAAAATCAGCTACTCGCCAGCGACCTACGCTCCAGCGCCAACGCTTTCTCAGCTGAACCAGCAGGCAGCAATCCAAGACTCGGCCGGCGGACGCATTGCCTATCCAGCCTCTTCGTCTGCGCCGACAATGGCGATGCTGAATCAGGCGGCGGCAGACCAAGACGACGAACCGATCCCGTACGAGCAGGTGGCGCACTACACGAGCGACGAGGACGAAAAGAGCGGTGTGCACCGGTCTGACGCACTCGACATGGTCGACGAGGCGCCGGGGTATTCGTACTTCTACAAGGATCCAGCTCGCCACGGGCAGGGGCAGAAGTTCGGGCCGATGGCGCAGGACCTGCTGAAGACTCCCGCTGGCGCGTCGACCGTCGAGCGAGCTCCGGACGGGACCCTCGCGGTCAACACGGGTCGGCTCGCGCTGGCCGAGCACGCGGCGCTCCACAGTCACCGGCTCGAGTTCAACCAGCTCAAGGCCGAAGTCGAAGCTTTGAAAAAGAAGGCGGGCTAGATGGCGTACGGAAATGTGCTCGGGTACACGCCGACCGGTCAGCCCGGCTCGTACATGTTCAAGCAGGCGAACGGGCCCGACATGCTGCTCACGGGTCCGCCCGCGGAGAACCTGAAGGCTCGGCTGGACGCGAGCGCGCCAATGGCGCCACAGCCGGTCGCGGACAATTCCAGGATCGGTTCCGGCGCGGCGGCTGACGCTGACTCGTTTCGCAATACGCTCAGCGGAATTGGCAAGTTCTTCACGACACCACAGGGGCATTTCGTGGGCCGAGGCGGTGTGCCCTTGCCAAGCGCTACGGATGCCACTCAGGCAGCTCCAGCTGCCCCGCCAGCCGCGCCGAGTCCGCCGGTGGCGCCGATCCCGCTGCCCGATCAGCCAGCGAACACGGTTCCCGCTAGCATCGCTCGACCGCCAGAGGGCGCCGGGCCCGCACCCGCCGCCGCACCGGTTCACCACAACGGTCCGCAGCCCATCATCGACCCGGCCACGGGCATCAACACGGGCCGCGTCATGATGCCGGACGGGCGCATCGCTGTCCCTGTTGCCGGCTCCCCGGGCGTGACCGACGCGCAGCTCGCCGCGAAGGCTGGCAGTGGGCACATGATCGCGACGAGCGGCTCGGAGAGCGTCACGGGCGGTTTCACGCCCGACCAGGAGTACCTCGATCGCCGCCATGACCTCGCTATCGACAAGCGGCTGCTCATCGACAAGACGGCGGACGCGGAAGCCGAAAACGCAGTGCGCGAGAAGCAGCTCGCCGATCAGCGAATGGCGCAGGCTGCGCAGATTCAGGCTGAGGAGCAGGCGCGGACGGCGCAAATCACTGCGCAGGTCCAAAAGGATCTGGAGACGAAGGACCGGCTCCAGAAGGAATACGGCAGCGCGAAGGTCGACCCGCGGCGCGTGTTCTCGGGGCCGGCCGGCACGGGTCGTGCGGTGCTCGGCGCTATTGCAGCTGGGCTCGGCGCGGCGGGCAGCGGGCTGATGGCGATGGGCGGACACCCCGGGCAACCGAATCTTGGCTACCAGGCGGTGACGCGCCTCGTCGACCAGGACATCGCGGCGCAAGAGGGCGAGATCAAAATCAAGGGCGAGATGGCGCAGAACGCACTCTCCCAGTTCACGCGCTCGGGGCTGAGTCTCGACCAGGCGAAGGCGGCGCTTCGGTCCGCCCAGCTTGGGTGGGCCGCGGCGCAGACTGCGCAATCGGCGGCGATCACGAAGGGCTCGATGGTCGACGTGAATCGTGACGCACTCCACAACCAGCTTTTGAGCGCTCTGAACGACTCCGACGAGGCGTATCGCCAGGCGTCGCTCGGCACCGCGACGAAGGCGGTTGCCGGTCAGGTGCAGTACGCGCACGCCGGGAGCGCCGGCGGGTATCGCGCGGCGACTCCAGAGGAGGCCGACAAGGAAATCGATCGCACCATCAAGCGCGAAGGCGATGTTGCGACGACGGGCAAGACGATTGGAGAAATCGGCAAGTCTGGCGACAAGAAGAGCCAGGGACAGCAGAACGTCGAGGGCGCCATCGCAACCGCGGAAACCTCGCTCAATCGTCTCAGCAAATACAAGCCCGACGAAGTCGCACCACTCCCGGAGAACCGCGGTGCACTGCCGCGCGCGTGGAATTCGACGAAGGACTTTTTTGGCGGAGCGGGCACCTCAGCACGCGGAATGACCCCGCACGACTCGGCGCTCATCCAGGACACCGAAGAGGCTCGTTCTGAGGTGCGTTCGCTGAATTCCGTACTCGGCGGCCAGGGCGCACTGAGCGGACCGGAGAGCGCGGAGGCAAACAAGGGGCTCGCCCCCGGCGCGACGGTTGGCGAAATCTCCCGAGCTCTCGCGATGCTTCGTGAGCGCGCGAACGCAATCAAGGCGGCAACGAAGTAATGGCCGGACCGACCGCGCTCGATGAGCAGCTTGGCAAGCTCAGCCCATCCGGGCCGGGCATGCGGCTGTATCAGCGCGTCGCTGGCGAACAAGCCGCAGCGACACAGCCGGCAACGTTCGCTACCGGGGCCGCGGCAGGCGGCGATCCGTTCTCGGTCTCCGGCATCGACGCGCGCAACGCGGAGGCTGCTGCGGAGCAGGCGCGACTCGAGGCCGAGCATAGCCGGCTCGCGACGCTCGGTACGCAAGCCGCGCGCGGGGCGCTCGATTTCGTCATGGCGCCGGCGGCTCTCATTGGGGCGGCGGCGGAAGGCGTCGGAACCGTCACGGGCTGGGATGGGCTCCGCGACTTTGGGCGCGACTACGGCGAGGCGGCGCAGGGCAGCGAGGCGATGGCTACGCTGTTCAATCGCTCGGGCTACGAGGCGGTGAAGGGCTCAGTCGGGCTCGGAGCGCAGAACAGCCGCGAGATTGCAGAGACGGCGTACAACCGCACCCGGAACGACATCGCCGCGCAGCAGCAGGCATGGCCGCTGCTTTCGACGGTTTCGCACACGGCCGGCATGGTTGCCGCGGGGCTCGGCGTGGGCTCTCTCGCTGGTGCCGGTACGGCGGCCGGCGAGGGCGCGCTCGCGCAGGGCGGATCGGCGCTGTCTCGCGTCGGCAACGCAGCGGCGATCGGTGGCTACGAGGGGTCGGCATCCGGCGCGCAGGCGGCCTACGCGGAGAATCGTCCGTATCGCGACGTGCTCGGCTCCACAATCATGGGCGGCCTGATGGGCGCGGCGACGGCTGGCGGCTTGCAGGGCGCGGCCGAGGGCTTTCGCTCTGAAGCCTTCTCGAGCTACCTCAAGGGTTTCGCGAAGGAGCGGACGGCGAAGGCTATCGGTTTGACGGGTCCAGAGGTGCGGGGAGTAGGGGGGAAAGAGGAGGCGTTGCGTCTCGCCGATGACGTGGCGAATCACGTGCTTGAGGACGGCGAAGGCGTGTTCCCGAAAAGCCTGCTCAAGGCCGGGACCATCAGTCAGGATACGGTCGCCGAGCGCATCGCGCAGGGGAAGGTCGAGCTCGGCGAGAAGATTGGCGACATGCGCAGAGCGGTCAGCGAGTACGTTGACGCAAACGCACCGGGGCTACGACCGAGCGTTCCCGATTTGATCGGGAAGATTCGCAAAGAAGCGCTCGACGATCTCGAGAAGAGCCCGATTCTCGCGAGCCGTGGGAACGACATCAAGAGGGTCATCGAGGAGATCGAGAGCAAGACCGTTCGAAATAAGCTGACCAGTGGCACAGTGAAGAACCCGGCTGCACTGGACCTATCGACCGGTTCCAAGGTCGATACTGATGAAATCGGCAGCCTATTCGGCATAAAGCCAGAAGACTTGAAGTTCGCTGAGCCGATGGTCGACTCGCCGATCGGGCCGAGCGGTCAGATTCTGACTAGCCATTTGAAGGACGGGACGCGCATCAACGCGAGCGTCAAGAACTTTGGCAGCGGCCCGGTTGTGGAGATTCATGATTTCGACGCTGGACGAATGGGCGAAGGGCTCGGCTCGAAGCACCTTTCGAACATGCTCGATTCGCTCGAGTCAAACGGGGTGAAGCGCGTCGATCTGAGGTCAACAGATGTCGGGCGTTATTACTGGGCGAAAAAGGGATTTCCTCTCCGTCCGGGCGAGTTCGAAAAGGTAAGGGATGAGTTTCTCGAGTCTCTCTCATCCTCTGAGCGGCTGGGCACTTCATCGCCGACTTCGATTCAAGACATCGCCAGTACCCAAGCTGGAAAGCGGTTTCTTCTGTCGGACAAGTCACCGAATCTTAACTACTCGGTAGAAGTAGGCTCACCGGAATGGCGAGCTATCCGTCAGAATTTGCCCCCGCCTGCCCCGGTCGCGGCCGTGAAGCGATCGATCGTGGAGACCTCAGCCGGCACGGATATCAGCCTGAACGATCTGCGAAAGATACAGGAAAACCTTAAGGCAAAACTCTACACGAAGGTCATCGGGGCTGTTCCAGAAGCGAAGGCAGAGCTGCAAAAGGTTGAGAGAATCATCGAGGATGCGATCGAGCAGACGGTCGACAATGCCGTGCCGAAGATGGGCACCGCGGAAGCCGGCGCGTACCGCAGTCTCCGTCGGCTGAACCAGTCCTTCATCCAGGCAGACCACATCGCTCAGAAAGCGGTTTCGCGACAGCTTGGCAATCGCGGAGTGTCGCTAACCGACACATTGGCCGGTACAGCTGCGGTGGCCGGGGACATCGCCTCTGGCGGCATGGGCGTCGTGTCGATGCTCAAGGGCATGGGAGCTTCCGCGATTCACAAGTTCGCCCGCGAGCACGGCTCTGCTTTTCTAGCCGCTCTTTCGAACAAGCTCGCCGCGCAGAGCGACGCGGTCGGTGGGCGCATTGCAAGCGGGATCGAGAAGCTTTCGGAAGGCGCGATGGACTCCGAGTCCGAATGGCTCGGCGTGAATGCGCACGACGCCGCTGTGACTGGCGCCCCGATCTTCGTCGGCGGTCTTTTCGGCGGCGGTTCGCGGTCCGCGTTGCAGGACCATCAGCTCGTTTCGGTCGACGCGGCCGGCGGGCGCGAGGCGCAAACGGTGATCGCGCATCTCGAGCGCGCGCGCCGCTCCGTTGCGGATAGCGT